GTAAACATTGCTGGAATATTGAGTGTGAGTGGCAATGTTATTTCCAATGTGAGTGATCCAGTAGCTAACCAAGATGCTGCAACAAAAAATTATGTGGACAGTCAACTTTCTGGTGTGTCCACTTCATTCTATGTGGAAGATGGCACATCTACTATTGCCACAATCGATTCTGGAGACACTCTAAGAATCATTGGGTCAGGCGGAATTACCACAGCAGTATCAGGAGATACCCTAACTATTACTGGTGCTAATCAAGCACAGGGTATTACATTCTTTGATGATGCTTCTACAAGCACAGCAATACCCGATGGAGGAGCATTACAAATTACCAGCGGAGAGGGTATCAGCACTTCTATCCTAGGAAATGTGATAACTATAACAAATACTTCGACGCAGCTGGAAATCGATGGCGGCAGTGCTTATTCAGTGTACAATGCCATTTCCGAAGCGTTGATCGACGGAGGAACTGCTTAAAATGGCACAAATTAGACTACGAAGAGATCAGGCAGCAAACTGGACATCAGCCAATCCTACACTAGCTGCTGGAGAAGCCGGTTATGAATTGGACACTCGCCGAATTAAAATTGGAGATGGTGTCTCTGCATGGAACGATCTAGCCTACGTAAGAACAGAATTCACAATATCAGATGATGATTCTACTTCAGAATCATTCTATTCAGGTCGAACACTGAATGTAAAAGGATCAGGAATCATAACCACATCACTGGTAGATGACACACTAACTATCAGTGCTACCAGTCCTGCACAAGGTATCACATTCGTAGGCGATGACTCTACTGGCATAAGAATTTCTGATGGAGAGACAATAAAAATTGCTGGAGGCACAGGCATCAGTACATCAATGTCATCAGATTCCACTGGTGACGTATTGGTTATCAGTGCTGACGGAACCACTGCAGTGGCCAATGTGCTGTACGTTTCCAAGAGTGGATCAGACAGCAACAACGGTCAAACTCTAGCCACATCATTCTTAACTATCAAAGCAGCTCTAGCAGTGGCCACCACAGGAACCACAGTATTTGTCAAGAGCGGAGATTACACAGAAGCCAATCCTGTGACCATACCAGCTGGTGTGGCTCTAGTGGGAGACAATTTGAGAACTACCACAGTGAGACCACTCACTACCAATGCCGATTTATTCTATATGAACAACAAAGTTTATGTGACAGGATTTACTTTCCGAAGCCATGTGAGTCCAGGAGCAGCATTTGCATTCAATCCCAATGGTTCAGCAGGCACAATTGTAACCAGTCCTTATGTGCAAAACTGTTCCAGTATCACAACCACAGGAACAGGTATGAGAATTGATGGATCACACGCTGCAGGATTAAAATCCATGGTTGTGGATGCCTACACACAATTCAACTCAGGCGGACGAGGAGTACACATTCTCAATGACGGTTACGCACAATTGGTGAGCTTGTTCACTATCTGTTGCAATATCGGTGTGCTGTGCGAGAGTGGTGGACAGTGTTCTATCACAAACTCTAACACATCTTTCGGTACATATGGATTGAAAGCTGATGGAGTGGGCACTGCTTTATTCACAGGATTGACCAATGGTGCCAACCAGAGCGGAACCACTATCATCATAGACGGGTTGTCCTCTAGGCCAGCTGTCAATGATGTGGTAAAATTTGACGGAGATGTGAATTATTATACCATAGTATCTTCCACGGCTGTGAACAGCAGCGGAGAATCCACTGTGGAATTATTGGAAACTGTGAGAGACGCTATCGCCAACAACACCACAGCAACATTCTATAAGAGAAGTTTAATATCTGCCAGCGGCCACACATTCGAATATGTGGGTTCAGGCGATGATTTAACCACTGCACTGCCATCAGGCGGCGGAGTGCCTGTACAAGAGAACGAGATCGTACAGGCCAACGATGGACAAGTTTACTACACCAGTACGGATCACAAAGGTGATTTTAGGATTGGTGATGACCTGTTGTTCAACAGAGCGACAGGAACAATAACCGGAAGGACGTTCAGCCGAAGTTTATTTGCGGTTTTAACTCCTTATATATTAGCCCTAGAGGGCTCATTAAACAACTAAGGGAGAGGAGGATAAAAAATGGCATTGGCATTGAACGTATTCAGAACAGTAACAGCAGAATTTACAACTGCAACTACCACTGTTTATACAGCACCAGTATCATACACAGGTATCGTACTGTTGGCACAGATTACTAACGTGACAGGCACAGCTGGCACAGTAACATGCAGTGTAACAAACTCTGCATCCACAGTAACAGAATTATTGAAAGATTTTTCTATACCAGCTTATGATGCAGCATCGGCAGTATCTGGAAAATTAGTTATTGAGACTGGCTGTGAATTTAAAATTTCAGCAAGTGCAAACAGTAAATTCAAACTTACTTTGAGTATACTAGAGAGCGCAAACGAGTAATAAAGGCAAAGAATGAGTAGTGGAAGAATAAAGAGCGGCAAGGTAAAAAAGATTGCACCTACAGCGGTATCCGCGGATAGGTATAATTTTATACAGTTGTCAGAAACAGAACCGGATTTAGGTGTACCATCGTCAACGGGTTACGTACTAACCAGCGACACTCTTGGAAATAGAGCGTGGGTCGCGGCTGCTTCAACTCTAGAAACTTCTCCAATTATATTTGTGGGCGATGACTCCACTGGTACTCCAGTTAATCTTGGGGAAACATTTAAATTCAAAGGCGGAAACAATATCACCACAACAGTAATTGGTGATGAATTAACCATCTCTGTTAGTAAAAATTTAGATGTCAATGAATTATCCAGCTCTGATAGCACAGCAATACAGATCAACGATGCTGTAAATGTGTCTGGAAACCTAACTGCCTACACTTTTAATACCGAAGGATTATCGATTTATCGTAATAATATTTCAGCCATTCGTTCCAATGATAATCTTGTTTTAACGGCCAGTGCTTCGGGTAGAGTTTATGTTGAAGGCAACCTAGAAGTAACTGGTACTGCTTATCTAAACAATGTGACCACAACTGGCACTGCCACTCTGCCTACCTTAGTAACCAACACAATATCCAGTGATGATTCAACCACAATATTAATTGATGATTCTGTGAATGTAACTGGATCAGTAAAAGTGGGCAACACATTGACAGTTAGTAATGCTGTTATTAATAGAATTGTAACCGATGATTCTAGTAATATCAACATTAATGGTGCTCCGGTTAATTTTGCAGCTGGTGGAGAAGTTTTATATAAAGAAACTGCATATCTATCAGATCTTGCTGATGTGGACGTAGAAAATCCACAGCTGGATCAATTCTTAAGATACAACGGCACCCAGTGGGTGAACGGATCAGGTGCTGCAGTTTCTGCAGGTGTGGGAGTTTCTTTCTATCTCACAGATCCTACAATCACTGCCACAGGTGCTAACAATGATAACGAAATTATCACCATGCAGAACTTTCCTGGCACTGCAGGAGAACAGACAGTTTCTAAAGCCATCAACAACACCACAGATGTATTGGCAGCTTTCGTTATTACTTCTGCTCTAAACAGAACAGCCATTGATGCAGGTAACTGGTCATTCATTAACCATGTTTATGTGGACAGCAGTTCAGGCACAACCACTATTGCGAACTACATATACAAAGCAGTGCCTTTCGTAACCGGCACTGTGACCATCACAGGCACAGGCACATCACGCACTGCCACAGCGTCCGCAGGCACGCCATTTGCTACCGCAGCTATCGATGCTTCAGCTACCAATACCACAGCTTCATATCTACAAACACCACAAGGTCTGTATCAAATTACTGCTCGATCGTCCGACACAGTGGTCACTATCACCACTCCATCGGGCTACACCAACGAATCAGCTGTGGCTGGTACTGTGTGGAAGAAATTATTTGCTTCTAATGCATCACCTGTGGTTAATTCCACTGTGGCTGCCAACTACAACACAGAATCCACACAACCTTTATACTCTATCACTGCTGCTACAAAATTAGCCATGATCGTGTTTGGTACCACAACCACAGCTAGAACACTGACCTATGTGTATGACGGGCCAGACAATGCTTCATTGGTGGTGTCTCCTCTGTCACTGTTGCACGACAGTTTGGCAGGTTTACAGGGTGGTACAGTGGGCGAATTCTACCATTTAACTGAATCAGAATATACCGGCACTGGTACAGGTAATTTTGTACGAGCATCTGCTCCTACCATTGCAAATCCTTCAGTTACAGGCACATTAAGTGTTAACACAATTAATTCAGCAGATTCTACTGCTATACAAATCACAGATGGTGTGAACGTGTCTGGTACTCTAAATGCCAAAACTCTAGTAACCACCAACATTAGTTCAGAAGACAGCACAGCTATTCAAATCAACGGTGGTATCAATGTAACTGGTTCTGTGAGATTGGGTGGATTACAATATCCTACTACAGTGGGAGATAATGGTCAAGTATTAAGCAGCACAGGTACAGGCAATGTGGAATGGGCAACATTAACCGGTGGTGGTGGATCGAACATAGCAGCGGACTCGGTTACATTCACAGGATTCGGCAGCAACAATATTGTTATATCAGATCCCAACATATCTGTGGATCTAGCAGGAGTGGTTCAATATGGTGCTGTGGATGCTTCACAAGCCATTGGAACTTCTCCAGGAACATTTGATACATGGAGTGCTAATGATTATGACAGTGCATTCTATATTGCCGCCACATTGAACAACACAGTAACCGAATATGGTACTGCTTCTATTTCAGTAACCACAGATGGCACAGATGCTTTTGTATCATCTGGTGGTATTGTGGCCACAGGAACCACAGGTCAATTGACTTATTCAGCAGGTTTATCTACTGATAACGTAACTGTGTATGGTACAGGAGCAAGTGCTAATAACACTGCCAGCTATCTTAGAATAGCACTAGGAGATTCTACTACCACATCGGTGACCACATCACAGGCCATGGCTGTGGTTAATAACATTGCAGTTTCTGCCACAGCAGTGAACAATAACGTATCTGTGGGCGACACAGTGGGTATTACAACTGCCACTAAAATTGCAGACCAATTTAATGGTTACAGCGTTGACAGCACTGTTGCATACGATAGTGCATTTTATTTTGCAGTTTCCAAAGATGAGATCAGTGGAGAAGTAGGCACCGCGCTTGTTTCTCTAGTACAAGATGGCGCTGATGCATATATTTCTACACATGGTGTAACAGCATCCGGAAATAATAATAATCAAGTAAATTATTCGGCTTCTTTGGTTGATCTAGATCACGATTCCACATATGAAACTGTGAGATTGTATGCCACAGGATCCACAGATTTAAACTCAATAAAATATCACAGAATAAATTTAGGTTCTTCCACAATTGAATCTGCTCCAGGGACAGCAATGAGTTTATTAGCTGCAGAAGCATACAACAATACTGTGGTTAATGCCAATGTACAAGTGGGAGAGATGACGAATATCGGATTGAATGAAAAAGTTGCTGATGTATTTACAACATCGGCTTTAAACAGTGCATTCTATTATGCAGTCACTCGAGATGAGGTTAATGGTGAGATAGGTACTGCAGAGATTTCTCTGTTACACGATGGATCTACAGCTTATGTATCATCAGGTAACGTGTGTCAATCTGGAACTACTAATCATCAAATGACTTTTGGTGCTGATATAAACAGTGGCAAAGTTAGATTAGCTGGTACAGGAGCTACTAATCTTAACTCTGTAACTTATTATAGAATGGGATTAGGAACTAGTACCACAGCTGGATCTTCAGGCAATGTTGCCACTTTGGTTTCTACAGGATTAGGTTCAACTACTACTGTGTTAGACAGCTGGAGTAAAACTACATATCGAGCAGCAAGATATTATATCAGTGCTACATCGGCTAACGGAGAAGTTCAAAATATAGAAGTGAGATTATTCCACGATGGTACCACATCTTACATCAACACATTCAACAGCATATACTCAGGTAATAATCCTTTAGTAACATTGACTACTAATATCTCTGGAGGCAATGTGAGATTATTGGCTTCTTGTAATTTTAATACCAATGTAAAAAGTTATAGAATAAGATTGAGTGATTCAGAATCTGGATCAATCAGCACATACACAGGAGTGATTGGTTCAACATCAATATCAGCAACCACAGGAGAAACGTTTGATACATTCTCTGGAGCTTCATATAATGGTGTGCATTATATAGTTTCTGTGTCTAATTCTACACTGAACACAGCGTCAGTGTATGATGTATTTGTGGTTCATGATGGTGTGGATGCTTATGTGTCTTATAACTATGCATCATCTGATGAAAATCCGCATTTAAATTTTACTGCCACTTATTCTTCAGGTACTATTACTGTAAAAGCTGCCACCTACAATGGAACCAGCTATACATTAAATGCTTATAGAAATCATCTATTGAGATCCTCTGGAGGTTACAGAGTATTAGACAGCTGGAGTAAATCCACTTATAGAAGTGCCAAATATTATGTTTCTGCTAGTGCCACAGACACAGGAGAAAAACAGAACATTGAGCTTTTGGTTACTCACGATGGTACTACTCCTTACATAGTGACTTATAATCCTCTGTACACTGGCAGCAGTGCTCTAATGGATTTTGATGTGGAAATACAGGCTAGTACTTTCCGACTATTAGCAAAAAACCCTCGAGAAAAAAACTTTACTGTGAGAATGTATAGAGTATTATTAGAAGATTCAGCATCGGGTTCTTCCTCAACTTACAATAAAGTGGTAGCCGGAACATCTGTGGGGTCGTCTGCACAAGCCATAGACACATTCACATCATCTACAGTTACAGGAGCTCATTATATTGTTACAGGTTATAACTCCTCAGAAGGTACGTCTTCTGTATCAGAAGTTTTTGTAGTAACCGACGGCAGCGATGCTTATGTATCGAGTCACGGTTTAGATAGTAAAAATACTACTCAATTAACATTTACTGCAGAATACAGTAGTGGTACAGTGACTCTGTATGCTGCTAGTACCAGCGGCAGTTCAACCTCAGTGAGTGCTTATAGAACTAACTTATTCAGAGAAGCCAATGCTGGATTAAACACTATTGACAGCTGGAGTAAGGCATCATTCCGCGGAGCAAAATACTACATTTCTGCGAAAGATACTGATACCGGCGAAGTATCCAATGTGGAAGCTCTGTTGGTGCATGATGGATCTGTGGCTTACGTGATGCCTTACAATCAAAACAATACAAATTCGGGAGATGTACCATTAATTACTCTAGCAGCCGATGTATCTGGAGGCAATGTGAGATTATTAGCCAATGCTCCTACATCAGTGAATTATGATGTGAGAATGTACAGAATAAGATTGTCAGACTCCGAAACTGCTAGTCTAGGAACATATACGAAATTATTAGACACAGTAACAGTGACATCAGATGCCACAACTGTGGACGAGTTTAATTCAGATGATTTCCTAGGTGTAAATTATACTGTGATTGCTTACAATGCCGCAGAAGGCACTGCTTCAGCATATGATGTATATGTGGCTACAGAAAAAGTAACTGCAGCCGTTTGCAGCAGTTTCGTTTCTTCTAAATCTGGTCCTATGCTAACATTTGATGTGGAACACACCAACGGTGTAGTGACATTAAGTGCTACCAGCAACAGCGGCGGAAACACAATTGTGAATGCTTACAGATGGCAATTGCCAGAACCTACAGCAGCAGATCCATTTAAAGTACTGGATAGTTGGGCAAAAGCAACGTACCGTGGTGCGAAATATTTCATCACTGTATCAGCTACTAACCTAGGAGAATACAATGCTCAGGAAGTGGCAGTGGTACACAACGGATCTGATGCTTACAATACTGTGTATAACCTTATAACCACCGGTGATAGTTATCCAAATGGATTGGTAACTATATCTTCAGATATCAGCGGTAACAATGTGAGATTAAAAGCAGTATCCAATGGGGAAGCAATACTTAAAGTAACCATGGTTAGACATAGAACCATAGTGTAATTTTACCAAATAGTTGACAAATCTCAAATTCTGTGTTATAAATATAGCTGACACAACAAAAACACAAACACACACACAGAAAGGAGTTTAGTTATGTCAAACATTAAATCAAAAAGCGGCTACGAAATACGTGCCGATCTATTAGGACTTGCGAAACAAATCGCTGAGTTCAACTACACAATCAAACAAGCCGAGTACGAGTACAGCCTAAAGAAAGATGGTGACCAAGTGGTTGCTGAATTCAAGGCTCCGGTGGTTACTGCGGAAGATATCATTGATACAGCAAAAAAATTCAATGACTTTGTAACCAATGGTCAAAACTACACAGAGCAGGCTCAAGTTTTGGTTGAGAACGTGAAGAAGTTCAATGATAAAGTTCAGGAAAGTTTTAAACCTGAAACCATTCAGAAGAATGTGAAAGAATTTCAAGACAATGTTCAGAAATTCTATTCAGTTTTCACAAACGGTGTAGCTAAAAACTAATACCCAAAAACGACTCACTGAGCTCGGCAACGGGCTCAGTGTGTAATAGAGAATTAAAAAATGTTACCGTACAACGAATTCGAAAATTGCTGGTTAAGCAAAATTAAAAAAAGAGTAAAAGATCATTACGAGAAACATGAGCCCTTGTATGCAGCTCTGTCTGCAATCATGCTAATCACTCTGTTGATTTTAGCCTTAATAACATCACTGGACAGTTTCTTTGAAATAAGCAACTAATATAATTGAATTATTTTAGATAATTACAGTATGTTCAATCCAATGGATTTCTTTCCTAATTTTGTGTCCTCACAGACAGAACCTGTGCATGTATCCAATATAGAAATTGATCCCAACGCAGGCAATTTCCAAGAATACACTTACGAATTAGAATGGATGGAAGCTCACTGGAATCATGTGTACCGATGCATTGATTTGGTCACTGCTTATTGGTACCCTTGGATAGACCGATCAGCTCTACAAAAAATGTATCCTGATCTAAACAATTAAATCTAATATAGTTTGTAATTTGCCTTTGATACTTTTATTATTAAGAGTATTTCTCAATCCAGCATGAAGATTTTTTGGCCAGCATTCAAACGCACACCAAGCATATGAGCTGTGTTCTTCATTTAATTTTGGTAAAAATTCTTCAGAGACGCAGATTACGTATGTATTGAAAAAAAACTTTTGATCATTGCTGGTGAATAATTCCAATGGTATTACTTTTTTAAAGGCAGCAGTTAAGCCAATTTCTTCTTGAATTTCTCTTTTTAATCCCTCAAATGCACTCTCTGTGTATTTGTTTCTTCCGCCCACTAATCCCCACATGCCACGAGTTTTTTCATCATTGCGTTGTAGAAATAAGAATCTTTTCGTGTTTACGGCGTAAAACAACGCACCAGAACATATGATATTTTCTTGCATGTAATTATTATAGCACGAGTGTCCACTTGCCTGCAATATAGATACCTTCGTAACTCTTAACCCAGTTTGTGCCATTGTATTTGTATTGAATACCTGTGTTAAGATTGGTAACATATTCCACTGTGGAATCAAAATCCGCTGCTGACCATACCACACTCCATGTATCAGTAGCACTGTTATATTGTACAATATCGTTGGCTTGAGCATTTAATCCGCCTTGCCAGTATTGTGTGCTGTCTCCAATATCTGCTGTAATAAGATACCTTGTACCATTGGCAGGAGCAACACTAGCATCAAATGTTAATGGATTTATAATTTTATTAACTGATGGTATAGTGTTGGCAGGTATTGTATCACTGTCAATATTCAATAGAAGAATAGTTTCATCTAGAGGAGATACTGATATGGTACCTACCACTTCATTGCCGTTTTCTTGTTCTAATTTAATTTGACTTAAACCGTTTGTAATTCTTCCATATTGATTTAATAATATGTTCCAGTTTATTGGAGGACCAAATTGTTCAAAAGGATCCAGCGTTGTTTCTGCTCGAGCGCCTGTGTAGAATCCATCTCCACCTGAACTTACATTGGTGCCTGTACTGCCCAATATTCTCAACTGATTACCTGTTAATAATAAAGCATAGTTGTTAGGAGTTACATAAGATTTTGATATTAGAGTACCATCTATTAATCCTTCAGAAATACCACCGTTGTCATCATACACACTCATAATAATTTTTTGTATTACTCCTAATTTAGAAACTTTAACTGGTGGTGACAACCATATAGGCATGCTGAAGCTAATCGACGCCACGTCTATTTCTGTATCAGCACCCACCGGAATGGTCCTTGAACTGAATGTTATTCCTGTCAGCTCAATATAACTCAAGCTGGTCCAATCGATATAGTTGTCACTCTTTTGAATTTCAAAATCTGGATTAAAAAGATATAGAATTTGTTCTAATATCTGTAATTTCATATCTGTATTTGTGGTATAGATATCAGCGTTAACATTTAATCTAAATGGACTTGGCATTACTTTTTCTATGGTATATCCAGCACCTAGGGTATTATCATATTCTCCGGTGGTCTCATTATAATTTCTTTCTTTGAGATGTTGTTTTTCTATGTGATAAGGATTTTGCATTCTTTCACGATCATATTCTAATGCTGTGATATATGCAGCAATTTTTGGTGCTGATTGTAGAGCATTTTCACTGTTATTTCTAATGATGTTGGCCACTTGACGAGTCATGTCACCATAGGTCACTGGTACTTGTCGTAATTGTACCACACCATCTTTGCCTTTGCCTAATTCAATAGAAAAATTACTCAATACTCTAACGAATTGAGTCATAAATTTTCTAATCTGTCCGTCGTAAAAATGCAACATTAGTTGTCAGCCTTGGGTTTAAGAGCATTGGACAATGTCTGTCTTTGCTCCACAGTTAATCCATTGATTGTGGTTGTACTGCTGTTATTAACAAAGCCAGTTTTAAATGTATTTCTGGTATTGTTATTGGTTGTGGTCAATCTTACCGAATCTTCTACCTTGATCCATCGTATACCATCGAATCGGAATAATCTATTAGGTAAGAAATCTAATCTTAAGAAATAATCACCTTTGTTAACATTTGATGTTGGGAAACTGGTTCCTGCACCTGCAACATATCCATTAGGTGGTATGCCATCACCGTTGTAATAGAATCCATAGTGGCTGCTAGCCGGTGTGTCTATCACAGCATTGATAGGTTGGTCTGATGATATTGTTTCTTCCGAATTTGCACCTTCTAATCGTATATTTCCTCGCTCATCTATAGGTGTAACATAAAATTGTTTGTAATTAAATCCTGATTTGGGAGCATCTGCTTCGGCTTGAGCGATAATAGCATCGTTGATTTCTTTCTCTTTGTTATAGGTACTCATGTAACTTGCAAGAGAACCCGCAGTGGTGGCATCTCCTATTATATCTCGGAATTCTTGACTGTCCACTATGGTTTTTAATTTTAATCTTAATAGGTGTGGCCAATATGTAGGAGAAAAGCCTTCTGCTGATCTATTCACATCTTCAATAACATAAAATCTTTTTAGAGCTATAGGTATACTAGCATCTAGACTGTAATCATCTTTTAAATTAGGAAATTCTACCACATCTCCTGACATGGGTTTTCTACCTAGTCGTTCTACGACATCATTTAAATGCACTGTTAGAAATAACGTATCATTTTGCAGAAACATACCAAATTGGCTAAGATTAAAATCTGTATCTTGCACGTTGTATATGCCTCTAATAACATATACATCTGCATCGTATTTTCTGTCTCTATTTTCTAAGAAAAGCAGATCTTGTATGGTTCTTTCACCCAGTGTGCTTTCAGCAGGCAATGTGGGACTAGCAGGGCCGTCTTTGTTTGTAGCACCCTGATCGTATGTGCCTACATATTTGTGCAAAAAGATATCCACTCCACCCACTTGGAACATCTCATTTATATTGCGATCAAAAAACTTATAATCGTTGCCCTTTTCCGGCTTGTATATTGATAAACGTGGCATACTAACCATATTTATAGAAAAGACAGCAGCCATAAATATCCATATGTCAGAGTTACAAACAGCACAGCAAGAAGTATTTGAATACGTTAAAACCAACCTAGGCGATGGTATGATTGAGGTGGAATTGGACCCAAAACACTACCAAGTTGCACTAGAAAGAGCCATAAACCGTTTTAGACAGAGATCTAACAATTCTGTGGAAGAAAGTTATGCTTTTCTAGATCTTAAAGAAAATCAAAACAAATACATTCTACCAGACGAAATTATCAATGTAAGAGAAATAGCACGAGCTACTGTGGGAACTCGAGGTGATGGACAAGGTGGAACTTTATTTGAACCATTTAACTTGGCCTACACCAACACCTATCTTATGAGAGCGGGTGCAGCGGGCGGATTAGCTACCTATTATGCTTTTGCTTCATATCAAGAATTAGTGGGAAAAATGTTTGGTTCTTTTATACAATTTCATTATGACAATGCTACAAAAACGTTGACCATAACACAGCGTCCAAGAATTGACACTGAGAGAGTTTTATTACACACAGACAATTATAGACCAGACATAACTTTAATGAAAGACATATATGTTAAACCTTGGCTTAGAGATTATACTCTTGCAGTTTGTAAAGTAATGCTAGGCGAAGCAAGAAGTAAATTTGGAACTATTGCAGGACCACAAGGTGGAACTTCTCTAAATGGAGAAACATTAAAACAAGAAGGTATGGCCATGATGGAAAAATTAGATCAAGAAATTGTTCTTAATATGGATGGTGGTGCGGCAACTAGTTTTATTATCGGTTAATTCTTTTTATTATCTTTTAATTCTTTAACACTTCAGATTAAATATATTTGATTATGGCTAATATAGGCATTAAAAAAATTCACGATCTAACACTTGACGAGCTAGAAGATCTAGTAACCGCATTGGAAAATATGAGCAGAGTTGCTGATAAACCTGCAATGCAAGAACAAATATTAAACACCGTTAAAAAAACTCAGCAAGAGATTGCAAAAAGATTAAAAAACCTGTAATATACTTACATGCTTATAGGATTAGTAGGATTAATTGGGTCTGGCAAAGACACAGTGGCAGAGTTCTTGGTTAAAGAACACGAATTTCAAAGAGACAGTTTTGCAAAATCATTAAAAGATGCTGTCAGTGCAATATTTGGTTGGGATAGAGAATTATTAGAAGGAGCCACACAAGAGAGCAGAATGTGGAGAGAAAGAATAGATCCTTACTGGAGCAATAAACTCAATAAAGCGGTGACTCCACGATATGTGTTACAATATTGGGGTACGGAAATCATGCGAGGACATTTCCATGACAGCATTTGGATAGATTCTTTTACAGCTCGTTACAAAGGTGGAAAAATAGTGCTCAGCGACACAAGATTTATTAATGAAATAGAAACTATTAGAGCATTAAAAGGCCGAGTCGTGCTCGTTAGACGAGGAACTATACCCACACAACAAGAGATGCAGGAAAGAGCAGTGCATCAGAGCGAGTGGGATTGGATAGGACAGAAGTTTGATTATGAAATAGATAATTCAGGCAATCTAGAAGATTTAAAAATAAAAGTAGATGATATGATCAAGCATCTGCTTCAAGATCCCCAATAGACCAACCTAATTCTTGAGTGCTTTTTAAACGTTGACAATTAGAACAGATAGTTTTTAAATTATATACAGAAGTGTTATTCCTGTTGCCATCCACATGAAACACATCCATTTGTTGCTCATTGATAGCTTTAAATCCGCATAACTCGCAACGATTTTTTTTACGATAACCTGATTGAATCCAACGAGCAATGCCATTAGTTTTTAAATTCTTACGTTTGCGTATACAGGTATCGCATTGACTACGCCAATAGATTTTAGTGCCTTTTTTATAGCCATATGCTCTGGGCTTGGATTTACAGGTATTACATAGGGGTCGTTTCATATGTGTATTTACGTGCCCTATATAGGCACCAAAATTGTCAATATAACGCCGCAAAAACCGTGCAGAACAATAAATACATCAGTTATACTTGCAAGGAGAACTAAAAATGGCATTAACATCACCAGGCGTAGAAGTTACAGTAATAAACGAGAGTTTCTATGTACCATCAGATGCGGGAACAACACCACTAATAATTGTTGCTTCAGCACAAGACAAATTAAACGGCGCAGGATCGGCTGTAGCAGCAGGCACTAAATCTGCTAACGCAAATTCAGTATATTTGATCTCTTCTCAAAGAGAATTAACAGAGACTTTTGGAGATCCAAAATTCTATACAGATTCAGCAAACAATTCATTGAATGGTTATGAGCTAAACGAATATGGCTTGCAAGCAGCTTATTCATTCTTAGGTATTGCTAACAGAGCTTTTATATTAAGAGCAAACATCAATCTTTCACAATTAATTGGCAGTGCAACTGCTCCGTCAGCTGCTCCAACCAATGGCAGCTATTGGTTTGATTTATCATCAACTGTGCCAGGACTATTTGAATGGTCATCAACTGATCAAGCATTCACTACTATTGATCCAATCTATATCACATCAACAAGTGATCTAGTTGGTTCAGTATCTACAGGTACACCAAAAACAGCAATTGGTTCACAGGGTGATTATGCAATCAATACAACAAACAATGCAAATAAGATTTATTATAAGAATAGTTCTAATGCTTGGGTACAAGTAGGAACTTCTACTTGGTCAGGCGGAACTAAACTATTCCAAACGTCTGCACACTCTAGCAGACCAGAATGGAAAACAGCAGAAAATAATGCTCCAACTGGATCTGTGTGGTTTAAGACAACCACTCCAAATTCAGGAGCAGATGTTGCTATTAAAAAATACAATTCTAGCACAAGTGCTTGGTCAGTGGTAGATGCTCCACTATATGCTAACAATCATTCAGCAATCTATGGTATAGATTCTGTGAATGGTGGTTCTGGTATATCAGCAGGAACACTTTACACTCAATACAACGCAGCAGAGCAATCAACTCTGGGTGCTTTTGACACTACTCCTAAATTGGCTGACTTTACAGTTTTCAAATACGAAGGTGGTGTTACATCAATCACTTCTAAAAACACAACTCCAAGTTTCACTAATGGACATGCAATTAAAATTCAAGAATCATTAAAAGGTCAATCTGCTCTAGACACAGCAAAAACTGTAACTCTAGGTGGAACTGGTGCTGATGATTTTGTTGCAGCAATTAGTGCAGCAGGATTTACAAATATTTCTGCAACTAAACTTTCAACTGGTGCTATTAAAATTACTCATGCACTGGGTGGAGAATTTAGAATGTGGAACGTTTCTTCAGGCACAGCTCTAGCTGATGCAGGTTTTGGAACATCTAATGCACATGACTACGGTTCTTACACAGCAAATTCTGCAACCAAAGTGGACAACTTATATGTTGCTCCAGCAGGTTACACAGAAGATTCTACACAACCAGCAGTGGTTGTTGCTACTAACTGGAAACGTTTGAGCTACACAGCTTCCTCTTCAGAGCCAAGCAACGAACCAAGCAATGGAACTTTATGGTACAACACCAATTTAGAAGCTGATATCATGGTTCACAACGGAACTGCATGGAAAGGTTATGTACAAGTTTATGCTACAACTGATCCAAATGGACCTCAGTTCTCATCAACTAAACCTACCACGCAATCAGATGGTACTGCGTTAGTTGCAAACGATTTATGGATTGATACTTCAGATTTAGAAAACTATCCAAAAATTTACAGATACGACACAACATTAACAGATGGTGCTGATTTCGTATTAATTGATAACACAGATCAAACCACAGAAAATGGTATAGTTTTTGCTGATGCTAGATGGCAAACTGACACTGACAAGGATGATTCATTATCATCTGGTGGTGCAGGCACAGCAAGTTCAATTAAAAATCTTTTAAGTGATGATTTTGTAGATCCAGATTGTCCAAATCCAGCTCTATATCCAAAATCAATCTTGTTATTCAACACAAGAAGATCAGGATACAATGTTAAAGAATACAGAAACAGCTACGTAACTACAACTACATATCCAGGTTCTGGATCATCAGGCAAAGGTAACATTAGATACGGTAACGAATCAGTATCTACTTACTTCCCAGACAGATGGGTAACTAAAAATGCTAATAACGATAACGGTTCAGGCACTTTTGGAAGAAAAGCTGTGAGAAAAGTAATTGTTCAACAATTAAAATCAGAAATTGATACTAACCAAGCAATCAGAGAAGATCAAAGAGGATTTAACATTATAGCATGTCCAGGATATCCTGAAGCAATTGCTAACCTAGTTAATCTTAACACTGACAGAAACAATACATCTTTTGTTGTGGGAGATTCTCCAATGAGATTAGCAGGTAATTCAACAGCTATCACTAACTGGGCGAATAACTCAGCAGGTGCATCTGATAACGGAGACCAAGGTCTTGTTACGTCAAGTGATTATCTTGGTGTGTTTTATCCATCAGGAAGAACCACAGACAACACCGGTAACACAATCGTTGTTCCACCAAGTCACATGATGCTGAGAGTATTAGCTAACAATGACAACGTGGCATTCCCATGGTTTGCTCCAGCTGGTACAAGAAGAGGTATCGTTGACAATGCAACTTCAGTGGGATACATTGACAGTGCTACCGGCGAGTTCCAACAGATTGCTTTGACTGAATCTATCAGAGACAGCATGCACTCTGCTAAAGTAAATCCAATTACTTTCTTCTCAGGCACAGGAATATTAAACTTTGGTAACTTAACTAAAACTTCTGAAAGTTCAGCACTAGATAGAATTAACGTTTCAAGATTAACTGTTTATCTAAGAACACAATTAGACAAAATAGCTAAACCGTTTATATTTGAACCAAATGATTCTTTAACAAGAAATGAAATCAAAGCAGCTATCGAATCATTCTTGTTAGAACTAGTAGGTCAAAGAGCATTATATGACTTCTTAGTGGTGTGCGATGAAACAAACAACACTGCCACAAGGATTGACAGAAATGAACTGTATGTTGACATAGCAATTGAGCCTGTGAAATCAGTTGAGTTTATCTACATACCTTTAAGAATTAAAAACACAGGAGAAATAGCTAACTTGGGAGTTTAATACCCGGTAAATAAAAAGGAACAAAAATATGGCAATCTCAACATTAAGTAAATTTACAGTACCATTAGCAAACGATCAGAGTTCAGCATCACAAGGTTTATTGATGCCAAAACTTCAGTATCGTTTTAGAGTAGTTCTTGAAAACTTCGGTGTATCAACTCCAAGATCAGAATTAACCAAACAAGTTATTGATGTTACCCGACCTAATTTAACTTTTGATGATGTAACACTAGATGTTTACAACTCAAGAATTTATATGGCTGGAAAACACACGTGGGAAGCTATCACATTAAATTTAAGAGACGATGTTAATAACTCAGTTTCTAAATTGGTTGGTGAACAAGTTCAGAAACAATTTGATTTCTTTGAACAATCTTCAGCTGCTTCAGGAATTGATTACAAATTCACCACTAGAATTGAAATGCTGGATGGTGGTAATGGCGCAACAGCACCAGGCATATTAGAAACTTGGGAACTTTACGGCTCTTACGTACAATCAGTAAACTACAACACATTGGCTTATGCTACATCTGATCCAGTTACAATCACTTTATCGATCAGATATGACAACGCAGTACAAACTCCACAAGGCACAGGAATTGGCACAGCATTGACAAGAACTATCGGTTCATTAGCAACAGGCGGCGGTATATAATTTTACATTTCGTTTATAGCAAAAGAAGCGCCTTTAACGGCGCTTTTTTTGTGACTATAAATATAGAGTATGCCAAGTATTAATAATTTCTTAAAAGGATTCTCAGACGGTCTTCCAGGCATGAAAGATTATCAACATGCCAGTCGTTTGTATCTTGATGATAATTTTAAATTAGCACCAAAAAATAAATTCCTTTTCCATGTAGTATTTGATATCGACAATACTGTTACAGGAGAAAGACCATTCACAGATGGTGAGAAGTTGGAACTCAATATGTTGGTTAAAACTTGTCAGTTGCCAAAATATAATTTAAATTATGAAGAAAAATTACAATACAATAAAAAGACTTTCGTAGCCACTAGAATACAATATCAACCGGTTAATATATCATTTCACGATGACCAAGCAGACACTGTGAATGCTTTTTGGAAATCTTACTATGAGTACAACATTGCAGATTCTGTTACTCTAGGTGGAGCCAATGGTACTGTTACAAATTTTGGCAAAGATACTATGTACGAATCCGGAGAAGGTATTCCCAGACAGTTTGGTATGGATAATGCCAAAGCAAGAAAAAAACCATTATTAAGAGGTATACAGATATTTGTATTACACAGAAAAAAATTTACATCATTTACTCTAGTTAATCCTGTGATAACATCATTCAGTCATGATGACCTTGATCAAGCTGATGGTGGTGGAATTATGAGCAATACCATGCAAGTGATGTATGAGTCTGTGTTGTATAGAGCGGGCAATGTAAACAAAGCTGACATTCGTGGATTTGCAACATTACATTATGATAACGAACCATCACCTCTGAGCGTATTAGGCAGAGGAACAAATTCAATATTTGGACCAGGAGGAATAGTAGATGGTGTGGGATCTGTTATCAGTGACGTTGCTGGCGGTAACATTAGTTTAGGTACTATATTAACCGGTATAAACACTTACAATAATGCAAAAAAAGTCAAAGCCAAAGATGTTAAGGAAGAATTAAAAGGTATTTCTAAAACGGGAGTTCAAGAAATAGGCAAGAATAGTGGCACAATAACTAACCCTGTGGGCAGTTTTTCAGTAGGCACAGCAGCAGTAGTAGCAGGAGTAGGAATAACTTTAGCTGGAGCAAAAGGCACAATTGACAATAAAAATAATACCGGTAGAGTCATCAACAATCCTATCATTGATACACAAAATTATTTGAGTCCAACAGAGTCATTTAATTTGTTACAAACCAATCTATCTGCAAGAGATAGAGTTGCTGCAAGTATATATTATCAACGCAACGGTTCTAGAAAAGGATTATCTATAGCACAGAGTGATGTTGAATTTGCTTCTTCATCTGTCGCTGTTAAAAACATTTATAGAAATCGAGCTCTTTCTGATATAACTAAATTGGTTAACGAAGGATATATTAAAATTAATAGAATCACTAATGAAGTATCTATAATAGCAGAGAAGGCAGTATTATAATGACTGAATTTTATACAAATCTACCACAGAAAGACAAAGATAGTTTACAAAAAACTATTGATGCTCTAACAACTACTCAGTATGTGGAACCATTTCAATTCAATGCCAATGACTATGATGCCACTGTAGCATTCTTTGTTAAGAGAGGATTTGATCGACAACCAGCCGAAGAGACTGCTTATGTTATACTTCAACAGGCAAAGATTGATTCTGTTCCAGTAATGGAAATATTAGATACGTTAGGTAAAGCTGATCCTGTACAAATGAGTGAATTGATAACAATTATTCTTAACACCAACAGATTTAAATCCAGCCGATTGGGTGTGAGAAAAAACAGAGATAGTAAAGACGTAGTTTCAAGAAATATCGTAGCCTAATGAAATTCGCTAGAGGAAAATTCATAATGAAGAATCCTGCCAAGTACGTGGGTTTAAAATCTCCAACCTATAGAAGTAGCTGGGAACACTCATTCATGCGATTGTGTGATGAACATCCGAATGTATATCAGTGGGCCAGCGAGTCCATACAAATACCTTATCGTCATCCACTCACTGGAAAATATACAATTTATGTGCCAGATTTTTTTATAGTTTACATGGACAAAGATGGCAGTAAGCATGCAGAATTAATAGAAGTAAAACCCATGAATCAAATTACCATGGCACGTGCTGGTAAAAGCTCAGGACGACAAACACAGGTGATTATTAATAGAGCCAAATGGGAGGCTGCTACTGCTTATGCTCGACAGAATAGAATCACTTTTCGAGTATTGAGTGAAGAACAATTATTCCATCAAGGCAATCGCAAGTAAATATCAAACATGACACGCAAGTTAGAAGAGATACTGAATTTACCAAATGTTAAAGAAGCATTCGCTAAAGTGGATGATAAAGAAAAATCTCGAGAAGAAAAAGATAAACCCACTATACCCAAAAATGTAGATCCCCAAACTGCCAAAGCATTAGAAAAAACCTATCAAGAATTTGATAAGATTGCAGCAGCACTACCGCAGGTTAAAGGACTGGGAGAACTCAGTGATCTAGAGTTAGACAAATTAGCTATGGAAGCAGAAGAGAGTTACAAAAACTTAATGGATTTAGGTATGAATGTGGACAGCAGGTATTCAGGACGTATTTTTGAAGTTGCTAGTTCAATGTTGCGTAATGCTATAGATGCAAAATCACAAAAAATTGATAAAAAATTACAGATGGTAGAGCTACAGCTTAAGAAGTTAAAAATAGATAAAAGCGGCTCAGACGACACTAGCGAACCGGTTGAAAGCGAAGGCATGATCATTAGCGATCGTAACGAGTTAATGAAGAAACTGCTGAAGAAAGACTAAATACTGCATTATGACAGACTTTAAACAATATCTAGCAGAATCAACTAAAGAATACAACTACAAAATCAAAGTAGCTGGTGATTTAAGCGAAGATTTTGGCTCTAAATTAGAGACAGTACTAAAAAAATACGAAGTTAAAACTTTGTCAAAAGGCAAAAAAACTCCTATACAAGAGGTGCCATTAGATTTTCCTCATTTAAAAAACGAAGCAGTAACAATATTTGAATTAACCACAATGTATCCAGCATCAGTATTTGAGATGAGAACATTGGTTGCTGACAGCATGAGATTGCACCCTAATCAAATCGTTGTGAGAAAACCTGGTGAGCCCACAGAAGAGTATCAAGAAGAAATGAAAGCAAAAGCTGAGAAAAAATCAGAATTTAAATCTATGTTACAAGACGTAGAATACAAAGATGCTCCAAAAGTAAAAGCAGATGAAGTATACGGAGATCGAGCTAATCAAAGTTTATTAAAAGAATTATTAAAAGATAGAAAACAAAAAATAGAATTTGCTGCTAAAATTAAAGTAGAACAAGAAGTACAGAAAAACGAAATCGATAAGAAAGATTCTGTGTCTCCAATTAAACCAGCACACAAGGGCGCAGTAAAAGGCAACCCAAACCCAGCAGGAAAATAATTTTATGGACATGATTGATATCTTAACTAGACTTAAACAAATTCAAGAAAACAATCCTAACGTAGATGTTAAAGATGCAATCGCTAGTGTTGCAAAAACCAACGGTGCAGTAGATGAAAAAGCAAAAAATCCATATGCAATCGGAATGGCACAGGCTATGAAATCTACAGGAGATACTCCTCCTCTTAAAAAATCCACAATCACTAAAGCTCATGATATTGCTAAAAGCGTTGAAAAAAACGAAGGCGAAATAGATGAGAATATGACACGTCAACATTTTCAATATGTTGCAGATACATTAAAACAAATCGAAGATCCAATCAAGAGAGCAGAATATGCTAAACATCATTCAGCTATATTTCAACATTTCAATCCAAATTTTGATAATGCAAAATTCATGCAGGCAGCAGGAGTAACTGAAGAGGAAATGGAAGAAGGCAAAGTAAAAAGTTGGTTAATGGATTTAGAATCAGATGCTGTAGATATGAGCAGAGAAGCATTTATTAAAAAACATGGACAATCACAAGCTCATGTTTGGGATAGAGTACACAAAGAAGAAAAAGAAAATGAATCAGTACAAGAAGCGAAACCAGACTTCTTAGATATGGATAAAGACGGTAACAAAAAGGAACCTATGAAAAAAGCTATCAAAGACAAAGAAAAGAAAATGAATGAATCAGTTGTTATTGCTACAGACAATCCAGAAGAAGCAGCAATGATGATGCAATTATTAAAATTAGCAGGAGTACAACCAGTTAGTCAAGATATGATCAATCAACCAGCAGAAGTAAAAGCAGATGAAGACTATGCTAACACTCCAAAAGAAAAATACAGCGACATCAAAGCAGCAATACCAAATGGAACAGATTTAAATCGTGAAAAAGGTGCTTATGTTAAAGCAGCAGGCGGAGATAATCCCATGGCAATTAAGATGGGAGAATCTGAAATCACAGAAGAACAATTATCCAACAGTCTAAGAGCTCAATATGAGAGTTTTAAACAAACATATCAAGAAACTAAAGCTAAACCAGATTTTTTAGATATGGACAAAGATGGTAATAAAACAGAGCCCATGAAAAAAGCTCTTAAAGACAAAGAATCGAAAGGTAAATAATTCATATGGCAACAGTAACAAGAGTATCTGGAGTAGAAGCAACAGCAGGAACACTATATGCTGTTAATGCTAACCTTTTTTTATTAACAGTAAAAAAAGCAGACGGTAATGCTATTGATTTAAGAACCGAAGACGAATCTACCAACAATGGAATAGATGTATATATCGATGGTGTTGTAGAAATGATTCTAAAAGAACTTAATCCTCTTGCTTATCAAATCACAAACTCATCAGCAGGCACAATTCATTTAGTAATGGATAAAAATGCTTCTGCAGCAGATATGCAAACAAGAGTTAGAAGAGTTGGTTTAAATCCAAACGATGACTTTTCTACTGTGTTAGGATCAAACTCTGTTGATATTAGTGGATCTACTGTTACAGCAGCCACATCATTAACAGTAGCTTAGTTTTACCAAATACTCATTATCTATATAGAACGTGTTGTTATTTTACACTTAAATAATAATCATGGCATACATATCGTTAGATTCAGACCAAATAAAAAAAGCTCATAAGAAGCACAAGTACACCACTGACCAAGTATTGAAATTAGAGAAATGTATGGATCCAAAAACCGGTCCTCTTTTCTTCATGAAAGAATTTATTAAAATACAACATCCTACTAAGGGATCTATGGACTTTGTTCCGTTTCCTTATCAAGAAAGATTAATTGAAAGTTACAATAATCATCGATTCAGTATTGCCATGCTGCCACGACAAACAGGTAAGACTACCTGTGCTGCTGGATATCTTCTATGGTATGCTATGTTTAAACCTGATTCACAAATACTAATTGCAGCACACAAATATCAAGGAGCATCAGACATTATGTCAAGGGTGCGTTATGGATATGAGATGTTGCCATCATGGATCAAAGCAGGTGTTACACAATACAATAGAAATTCTATAGAATTTGATAATGGGTCTAAAATTATGGCAACTACCACTACTGAGAACACAGGTAGAGGTATGTCACTTTCTTTAATATATTGCGATGAGTTTGCATTCGTGCAACCGCCTGAGAAAGCTAAAGAATTCTGGACTTCATTATCTCCTACATTGAGCACAGGAGGAAAATGTTTAATTACTTCAACACCAAACTCAGATGAAGATCAGTTCGCTTTGATTTGGAAAGAAGCCTTAAAAAGATATGATGATTATGGTAACGATAACACTGTAGGAACTAATGGTTTCTATGCTATGAAAGCTCACTGGTCAGAACATCCAGATCGAGATGAAAAATGGGCCGAGCAAGAAAAAAGTAGAATTGGGGAAGAAAGATTTCGTCGAGAGCACGAGTGCGAATTCTTAATCTTTGATGAAACATTAATCTCTAGTATAAAATTAGTAGAGTTAGAAGGCAAAGATCCATTGATTAATATGGGACAAGTGCGTTGGTGGAAAACACCCACACCGGGCAATGCCTACATGGTGGCACTGGATCCTAGTTTGGGCACAGGAGGAGACTTTGCAGCCATACAGATATTTGAATTACCGAGTTTTGAACAAGTGGGAGAATGGCATAACAATACCACACCTGCCAACCAACAGGTTAGAATATTACAAGCAATCACAAAACATATACATGAGTCAATTGTAGAAAAAAATCCTTCTGAAACTCCTGCAATATATTACAGTATGGAGAACAATACTCTAGGAGAAGCAGTGTTATTGAGAGTAATGGATCTAGGAGAAGAAAATATTCATGGGCAATTTTTAAGTGAACCTATACGAAAAGGACATCGTAGAAAATTTCGAAGAGGATTTAACACAACTGCTAAACATAAAATAGCAGCCTGTGCTAAATTTAAAGAATTAGTAGAATCAGGAAAAATGAAGATTAACAGCAAACCACTGATATCAGAGTTAAAAGACTTCGTAGCATCAGGTATTTCTTTCAAAGGCAAGCCCGGACAGCACGATGACCTTGTGAGTGCTTGTCTATTAATGACTCGTATGATGCAGGTTTTAGCCACATTTGACCCTAAAATATTTGAAAGATGGACTGACAGAACCACAGAATGGACTGTCCCAATGCCTATATTTGCTAACCTGGGTTCTTAATAAATACAGTATGATCAAGCCCAAAACATCACAGGATTTATTCAATAAAATACGCAGCAAGTTCTCTAACATACAGTTAGGAGACAGCGCAGGTAACGTAACTGCAGATCCTAAATCAGCAGTGTTCTTTGATTTTGAATTCAGTGAAAATTCTGACAATTTTGGCAGAGTGAGTATCAGTATAGCTGATGGTGAGAGCATGAAAGTGTTCTATAATCAAGGACTAGTAGAGAAAATTGATGACACTGCTAGAGCCGATTGGTACAATTTCCTTAAAGAACTAAAAGACTTTGCAGTAGAGCATCAAGTGAGTTTTGATGTAAGAGATATCACAAAAAGCAGCCTTACACAGCAGGATTTCAAGAATCTTGCAGATGTGAATCAAACGGTAAATACAGACGATAATATGTCTGAAGAATTAAACCGATTAACAAGATTAGCAGGTATTCCAGTAGCAGAAAGTCTTAGAGGAACTAAGAAATCTTCTTACGAAAATTTAGACAAAACAAGATTAATAATTAGACATGCAAAAGCAGTGGATGAATCTGTACCAGGTGCTAGAAGCAGACAAATTAATAGTCTGTACATTGAAAACGCACAAGGCGAAAGATTCAAATATCCAATGAAACATTTAGCAGGTGCAAGAGCAATGGCTCGACACGTGGCCAATGGTGGCGTACCTCATGATGATTTTGGTAAACATATTATATCAATGAGTGAACAGATTGCTCAGCTTAATAGTTTTGCTCGATATGCCACTAACAAAGATCAGTTAAACAATTCAGTAGGTGACATTATAGAAAAAAGTCGACTTAAATTAGAGAACATGAGAAATTATGTAAAAAATTTAAGCAAGCAAGCACATTATATGAAAACTAAAGAAAGTTTTCAACCTACCACTATTGCTGAATTAGATGATGCTACTAGAAATAGTTTAAGAGAAAAATTTACATTAAAACACCTTGATGACAAAGTAGAATCGGCTCTACCATTGATTCATTCAATCATGAAAGAGTATGATGACCGAGATGGCGAGATATCTCCACCGGTGGATCATTCAGCAATGGTACAATCATTCCTAGCTAATCCAGAAAAAAAATTAGTATTAAGAGCAGATCCTGCTGCTGATAGGATGTTATCAGTAACAAAATTTAATAATAAGAATACTATGTTAAGTTCTATTCTATCAGATATCGCTTCAAGAATGTTAACTAGAAACGACGAAGAAGATAGAATTGCTAATTTTGCTAGCCAAGTAGCCGACGATATGGGCAACGAAGGAGCACCGTTCTTCAAACCAGATGAAAATTATACAAAAAATAAAAAGATTGCAATACAATTGGCAAAAAGATATATTGATGATTATAAAAAAATGCAACAGAATCCAGCATACGCTGACGAAGTAAGACAAGATCCCAGCAAGTTTGCTCCTAAAAAAGATCGTCAAGGCAAAGCCAAAGGCGAAGGTGAAGAATTTGAAAAGTGGGCTAATAGAACAGAATCTAAAGTTACCGAAGGAATTCATTCTTTACCAGACGAAGATCATGCTGGTGAGAATTTTAGTAAATTAAAAGATGTAATGAGCAAACATTTCCCTGTGGGCAACGAAGCAGTTAATGCTGTGTCAACTCTACAGGGCTTAGGATTTGGCGATGATGATCTATTTGATCAGTTGGGCGAATTAGCAGATCGAGAAGGACCAGATGCTTGTGCTTGTGATACTGTTAAGAACTATATCATGAACACTCTATTAAAGAGTCCAAACATACAAAATTACTACACACCAGAACAGATCACAGCTCTACAAGATGCTGCATCTGCCTCAGATAATAGAACAAATAAAAAAGACGACAAGTCAGATGATTCTTTTGATTATGCACTTAGCACAACCAAGGCACCGGCAGAATCAGTGGTAAAAGAATCTGATAGACCTGTCATGATTGATGGTAAGCAAGTGGATCTAAACACCATAGAATACGAAATGCAAGATGTTGGTGATAATATATTCGACCTACAAAATGCTCAATTCACAGATGGCACAGAGTTATCCGATGAACAAATGGAAAAATTAATGGTTGATACGGACTTCAATGATTGGGTGCAGCAGGATCATGCAGAAAGACACGCAGATGCAATGCAAGAAGCACCAGTAGATACTTCAGACATGTCCATGGTTGGCATAGGACGAGGAGAAAAAGAAGAAGT